ATGGAAATATAGTTAGTATAGAAATTACTAATCCAGGAACTGGATATACTACTACAAACCTACCATTTGTAGTAGTTGACAGTCCACTTTCATATTCAAATATTCCTTTGACATATACTTCTGGAGTAACTGGATTAGGAACACAAGCAACAATTGATGTTGTTGTTGGACAGGGATCTAGTGTTATTAATTTTGAGATTAGAAATACTGGTTATGGATACGGTAATGGAGAAACCCTTACTGTTGGATTTGGAGGAACTACTGGAATTCCAACTACATCAACATTTACCTCATCAAATCAATTTAAAATCGAAATAGAAAAAGTTATTAGAGACGAATTCACTGGATGGTCCCTAGGTGTCATAGAAACATTTGATGACGTTACTAACTTTATTGATGGTACTAGAATTGATTTCCCATTACTTAAAGCAGGTATTCCAATATCAATTAATAAGGGGAAAGGATCGAAGATTGAACTTGATCAATTACTTTTAGTATTTGTAAATGAAATACTTCAAATTCCAGGAAACGCATACAAATTTGATGGTGGTTCTCAAATAACATTTACAGAACCATTAAAGATTGGTGATAAACTTACAATCAATTTCTATAAAGGAAGTGGAAGTGACCTGGATGTTATTGATAGAGAAGTTCTCGAAACTATTAAGTATGGAGACGAAGTTACTTTAAATTATAATCCAGATTTGGGTCAAAAACCATATCAACAGGAAAATGCAAGAACAATTAGCACAGTAACTAATGTTGATAGATGTAATACTCTTCCATATTTTGGACCAGGTAATACTAGAGATACTACCTTTGAAAGACCAGTTACCTGGTGCAGACAAACTGAAGATAAAATTATTAACGGACAGGAAGTTGGTAAAGACAGAGAACTTTACGAACCAGTTATTAATCCAATTGCAAATATAATAAATCCAATCGGAATTGGAGTTACCATCATCTATGTTGATAGGTTAAGACCAATGTTTGATCTTAATAATGAAAATGTAAATTCTGTGTTCAGAAAAACAATTAGGAAATCAGTTACTTTAGTTAATCCTGTAACGACTGTAGGAGCGTCTGCAACCGCTGTTGTCTCAGCTGCAGGTACGATTGCTTCAATTACTATAAATGATGGTGGAGTTGGTTATTCAACGGCACCAGATGTTAGTGTTGGTATAGGGTCTACAACAGCAACAGTGACCTCAACAATCATTAATGGAGTTGTCACTGGAGTTACTATTACTAATCCTGGTGCTGGATATACTCAAACTAACCCACCGTTAGTTTTTATTGGTCCTCCAGCAAAACAAACCGAAACCTGTGATGTATTAAATTCTGAGTATCTTGGTGATTCTGGAATAATAGTTGGACTTGGAACAACATCTGTTGGAGTTGGTTCAACAGGAATGATGTTCCATCTTCATATTCCTCTCAATTCTGATATGAGAGATACTAATTTAGTTGGAACTGCAGTGACTTTAAGTGGAATATCTACTGGGGATTATTTCATAGTAAGAAATTCTAATTTAGGATCAGCATCAACAAGTATAAATTCTCTTGGAACTGATAATTCTACAATTATTGGAATTGGATCAGAGTTTATTGATAATGTATATGTTGTTAACTCTGTAGGATTGACAACTCAAGTTGTTGCTGGAGTTAGTACAACTGTCGTTAAAGTAAGTGTAAACACTAACCTCAATCCTAATGGAGTTTTAGGATTCTCAACTGGCGCATTCCTTGGAGAATACTCTTGGGGTAAGATTATTTTAGAAGCAAGAACTAAAGAAATTTCATATCCAGCAAATACATTGTCTGGAATAGGAACAAATGGATTGACTGGTATATCTACCTCATCTAAAGTTTATAGAACTAGATATATTAGGTACAAAAATTTCACATGATTTTTTGTAATAAATAAGTAAAAAAGTCCGTCAAAAATGGCTGCAATTATAACTGATCAAATTAGAATATTAAACGCGAAAAATTTTGTCGCTGGGATTGCTAATGCTAGTAATTCCTATTATTCTTTTGTTGGACTTCCAAATCCAACAGATTATTCTACGACATGGAACGATAATCCTCCGGCACCAAAAGATAATTTTGATGAGGAGAATGATTATTGGAATACAATGATTGCAATGAAGAGGATTAATTCCTCTGACGTAAGGCAGGTTGTTCCAAAGAGAAATTGGTCATCTGGAACAACTTTTGATATGTATCGCCATGATTATAGCAGATCAAATACTGCTTCTGTTTCTGGATCTACTAATTTATACAATTCAAATTTTTACGTTTTGAATAGTGATTTTAGAGTTTATATTTGCCTTCAAAATGGAACAGACCCAGAAAATACTCTTGGTAGACCATCTTTAGATGAACCTTTGTTTACAGATTTAGAACCAAGGGCAGCCGGAACTAGTGGTGATGGTTATGTGTGGAAGTATCTCTATACCATTAAACCTGCAGATATTACTAAATTTGACTCTACAGATTTTCAACCAGTTCCGACAGACTGGAGCACTAGTAACGATACCAGTTTAGTTAGAGAAAATGCTGTAGATGGTTCTATTAAAATTGTCACAACAACTAATCGCGGTGTTGGTTTAGGAACAGCAAATGTAACATATACAAGAGTACCAATTAAAGGAGATGGGTCTGGAGCAGAATGTACCGTCACCATTGATGGAGATTCGAAAATTGACGAAGTTGCAGTATCTGCTCAAGGTTCTGGATACACATTTGGAACTCTAGATTATGAAAGTGGAGGAATTCCCACCGGAACTACTAGACCAACATTTGACGTAATTATTCCTCCGCAGGGAGGACATGGTGCCGACATCTACAGAGAACTTGGAGCATATAGTGTTCTAATGTATTCCAGAATTGAAAGTGATAATGAAAATCCAGATTTTATCACAGGAAATCAATTTGCTAGGATTGGAGTAGTAGAAAATCCACTTTCTCCATCTGGAGGTTCGGTTTTAGAAATAGATAAAGCAAGTGCAGTTAGTGCTTTAAAATTGACGGGTGTTGGATATAGTGAAGCAACTTTTACACCAGATTCGTTTGTTACTCAAGTAGTTGGAACTGGTGTTACTGCAGTAGGTAGAGTTGTAAATTATGACCAAAATACTGGAGTTTTAAAGTTTTGGCAAGATAGAACTGTTGCTGGATTTGCGACATCGGGTAATAGAGTTACTGATCCAATTTACGGATTTCTGCTAAGAAATTTTACTGGTAGTCCAACTGGAGATGGAACCCTTACGATTACGCCATCTACAGGAGTGCAATTGAGTATTGATGCGTCATTTAGTGATAACAAAACAACGATAAATAATCGTACATATTATCTTGGAATGGATTTCACTACAGGCGTTGCATCCCCAGAGGTAAAACAGCATTCTGGAAACATTATATACGTAGATAATAGACCTTCTATCACAAGATCGTCAAACCAAAAGGAAGACATAAAAGTTATTTTGCAGTTCTAAAGAATTATGCCACAACAAACGAACCTCAATGTAGCTCCCTACTTTGACGATTTTGATGCAACGAACGATTACCACAAGGTACTTTTTAAGCCCGGATATCCTGTCCAGGCAAGAGAGTTAACAACTCTGCAGTCAATTCTGCAGAATCAAGTAGAAAAGTTTGGTCAGCACTTTTTTAAAGAGGGTGCTAAAGTAATTCCAGGTAATACTGGGTATTCTCAACTCTATTATTCTGTTCAACTTGCAAATACATTTCAAGGAGTTCCCATTGAAGCATATGCAGATCAGTTAATTGGTACAAAAATTACTGGACAAACTTCTGGCGTTACTGCAATAGTTGATAATGTATTAGCAGCAGAAGATTCTGAGAGAGGTACTGTAACTCTTTATGTTTCTTATTCGGGTTCTTCCAAAGTTGATAATACTACTCAAACATTTTCTAATGGTGAGTCTTTAACATGCAATCAAATTATAACTTCCGGATTATTAGGAAATTCCACTATTTCAGTTGGAGCTCCATTTGCAAATACTTTAGCATCAAATTCAACTTCAACTGGATCAGTATTCCAGATTGAAAATGGAGTATATTTCATTCGTGGATATTTTGTAAATGTAAATAAAGAATCAATAATATTAGATCAATATACAAACAGACCCAACTATAGAATTGGTTTGTTTATTTCTGAAGAAATTGTAAATTCAAATTCGGATGAGTCATTAAATGACAATTCTCAAGGATTTAATAATTATGGAGCTCCTGGTGCAGATAGACTTAAAATTACTGCAAGTTTATTTAAAAAATCTCTTGACGATTTTAACGACGATAATTTTATTCTCTTAGGAACTGTTGTTGACGGTGTTCTTCAAGCACCAACAAGGAGAGGAAGTGCAAGAGGTGGCGGTGCAGTATTTTACAACGACCTTTCTGATGTTTTAGCGAGAAGAACATATGACGAAAGTGGACATTATATCGTAAAACCATTTAATGTATCTATTGTAAATTCCCTAAACAATAATTTAGGAAACCAAGGTTTATACGAAGAAGGTCAATTTACTGCAGGAGGATCAACTCCTAGCCCAGATTTATCGGTCTGCAGAATATCTCCCGGTAAAGCATATGTAAAGGGATATGAAGTTGAAACAATAAGTCCTACCTTTATTGATGTACCAAAACCAAGAGTTACGAGAACTATTGAGAATGAATTTTTTCCATACAATACCGGACCAACATTAAAACTCAATAGTGTTTATAGATCACCAACAGTTGGTGTAGGTAACACTTTTATTTTAAGTCTAAGAGATCAGAGAGTTGGAGTAAATTCAGAAGCAGCTCCAGGAAATGAAATTGGTTTTGCAAGAGTATTTGATTTTAGGTTAGAATCTGGGTCATACAATACATCATTCCCACAAGATAATGAGTGGGGGATGTCAATGTATGACGTACAACCATTTACTAATATTACAGTTAACCAGGCTATAGATTTATCAATTCCCTCACACGTTGAGGGTAATAGTAGTGGAGCAACTGCATTTTTAAGAAGTCCGGTTAGTGCTGGAGTCGCATTAACTGTATATGATCAAAAAGGACAGTTTATTAAAAATGAAACTTTAATTTTTAGAAGTGGAATTTCCACTCAAACAATTAGTGTTAATAGATCAATAGTAGATGTAACTTCTCATACAATTTCAGATGTAAAATCAGTTTATTCAAATACTGGGATTGCAGATGGAAACAATGGTGATAATGTAGTCGGAGTTAATACATTTAGTGCAAATGTTATACAAACTCAATCATTACTCGTAGGTGTTGCGTCGATTACTACTCTTAGTGGAGTTAGCACTATTTCTAGCACCAATAAATTATTTCCTGGAAATATAAAAGTTAATAATTTGATTGAATATTCAGATCTTAGCATATCTGAAGATCCAATTCTGTCAAGAGTTGTAGGTGTTACCACATCTGAAGTAACAGTAGTTGGAGTAACAACTGTTGCTGGTGTTGTTAATGGAAAACTCCCAACATCAGATTTTGCAGCATCTGACCTTAAAGTTGTCAGTACACAACTAGATTCATCTTCTGATAATACTTTCTATACAAAATTGCCAAAAAGCAATATTGCTGTTGTTGACTTAACTGATGCTGAAATAGTAATTAGAAAAGCATATTCTGTAGCTATTTCAAATAGCAGATTAGATTCTACAAGTCTTACAACAGTCACTTTACCAGAAGGAGAAACTTATCTTCCATATTCTGACGAAAGATATTCTCTTATTAGATCTAATGGAACAACCGAGCCACTTTCATCCGACAAATTTACATTCTCTGCAAATTTAAGAGAACTTCAAATTAGAAATCTTGGAAGTAATGATGAAGATTGTCAACTCATAACTACAGTAAGAAAATCTACTATAAAATCTAAGAAAAAAATTAAAAATAGAGTTAAAACATTAGTAGTTGACAAATCTATAAATCCATCATCTGGAATCGGTTCAACAACTATAAATGATGGATTGTCATATGGACAATATCCTTTTGGAACAAGACTCCAAGATGATTTAATTTCTTTAAATGTTCCTGATGTTATTCAAATTCACTCAATATATGAAACATCTGATGTAACTCTAACAGATGCTAATTTTGGTGCTCCAGAAATGTCTTTGACTCAGTTAAATGGTCCTAGTGCCTCGACTGGAGATATGACTATTGGTGAATTAATTGTTGGACAAACAAGTGGTGCTGTTGCAGTATTTGCAGAAGTTAAAGATACTTCAACTCTGAGATATCTTCCCAAAAATAATTTTAAATTTATTGAAGGAGAAACTGTAGTATTTCAAGAATCTTCTATTTCTGGAGGGGTTTCTAGTTTAAATACTACTTCATTTAACATTTCTTCAAATTATACATTTGGATCAGGACAAAGAAATACAATTTATAATTATGGATTTTTAACAAGAAAAAGTGATTCGGAAGCACCAAAAAATAAAATAAAAATATATTATAAAAGTGCTTCGTTCGATTCTTCAGATACTGGAGATATTGTTACCGTAGAATCGTATAATGATTTTAATTACTCGACAGAAGTCAAATCTATTAATGGTATATTAAATACTGATATTATTGATTTGCGCCCTAGAGTTAGTGAGTATGCAGTAACAGAAGGTTCTAGATCTCCTTTAGAGTTTCTTGGTAGATCATTCAATACTGTAGGAAATTCTGTTCCTAATATCTTAGCATCTAATGAAACTATTTTCTTAGACTATGCATACTATCAAGGAAGAATTGATAGGTTATATCTGCATAAAGATGGTAAATTTCAAATGAAGTTTGGAACTCCTTCGGATGATCCAAAGAGATCTAAACCAGAATCTCCAGATAATGCTATTGAAATTGCAGAAATTCAATATCCACCATATCTTCATAACGTACAACAATCATCTATTAGATTTTTGAAGTACAAGAGATATCAAATGAAAGATATCAAGAAATTGGAAGATAGAATTAGAAATTTGGAGTATTATACTCAACTTTCTATGTTGGAGTCATCTACAGCAAATCAATTTATTTCTGATGATAATGGATTGAATAGATTTAAATCTGGATTTTTTGTAGATAATTTTACATCTTTTGCTACTCAGGATTATAGATTGAGTAGAAATAATAGCATTGACCAAACAAATCAAATTCTTAGAGCAAAGCATAGTACTAATTCGTTTTCATTACAAACTGGACCGGTTGTTGATGAAGATACAACAGCAGATCAAAGAAATTCAAACATAGAAGGGACAAATGTTAGAAAGCAGAATGATATACTGAGTCTAGATTACTCAGATGTTGAATTTATTAAGCAATCCTTTGCAACTAGAACCGAAAGTGTAACTCCTTTCTTAATTAGTTTCTGGCAAGGAACTCTGGTGTTAACACCTACTTCAGATAATTGGGTTACCCAAAATAGAATGGAAGCAAGAACGATTGATACTATTGGCAATTATTCTCAGATTATGTCTGAGGCTGAAGAAAAGTATGGTGTTGATCCTGAAACTGGATTTGCTTCAGAAATATGGAATTCTTGGGAAACAAATTGGTCGGGGACAACCGCTACAGAATCTACTACTCAAAGCAGTACTACTACTTCTAGTAATACATTTGGTCGTGGTGGATGGATTAATGGTGGTAGTGGTGGACCTGCTGAATGGGTCCAACAAACTACTACGCAACCAATCGAACAGGATGTTGTTAACACTAATGAATCTGGTGTAAAGTCAAGAAGTGGTACTCAATATCAGGTTGTTGAAACTTTTGACGAACTTTCTGTTGGAGATAAAGTCATAAGTACGGAAATTATTTCTACCGTAAGGTCTAGAAATGTTGAATTCTATGCAGCAAACTTAAAACCAAGTACTCGAATCTATGCATTCTTTGATGGAAAAGATGTAAGTAAGTATTGTGTA